ATCAAGTAAAACTAAATCGCGGTGTTGTAGGCCGCTTTGCTAATGGTCAAGAAAGTATCGAATTGAAAAACGGTGCCAGTTACAAAGTAGTAGCAGCTACACGCGATGGTGCACGCGGCCTTTCGGCTGATGTGCTATTTGTAGATGAGCTTCGCGAAATCAGCGAGGAGGCCATGAAAGCTGCAAAACCTGTAACTAGGGCCAGGCCCAATTCCCAATCCATCTTTACTTCAAATGCTGGTGATGCGTATTCCTTAGTTTTGAACGATCTCCGGGAGCGCGCGTTGTCATACCCTGATAAATCCCTTGGCTGGTATGAGTATTCAGCCCCACAGCATTGCAAGATAGATGACCGCAAGGCATGGGCAATGGCAAACCCCGCGCTAGGCATAACAATCACTGAGGATGTATTAGCTGAGGCAGTTTCAACCGATAGCGTGGAAACTATAAAAACCGAAATGCTTTGCACTTGGGTTTCATCGCTAACTAGCCCTTGGCCTAACATGGCATTTGAGGATTGCGGCGATAAGACCCTGCAAATGGGGCCGGGGCCGCTGACTTACTTTGCATTTGATAAAGCGCAAAATACTCGCACCGCTAGTTTGGTTGCCGGGCAATTGCTACCTGATGGCCGCATTGGTGTTGGGATATTGCAACAGTGGCGCAGTGAGGTTGCAGTGGATGACTTACGCATTGCCGCTGACATCAAAGGATGGGCAGATAAATACAATCCTGCGGGCATTATGTTTGATCACTATGCCACCCAGTCCATCGCCCAACGCCTAGCTGTAAATGGCTGCAAAATGGAGGATGTATCAGGCCAACAGTTCTATCAGGCTTGCGGTGATTTACTGGATGCCATCGTTGCCAAGCGCATTACCCATTCAGGGCAACCCGAGTTTGTTGAGTCTATGAATAACTGCGCAGCCAAAACCAATGAGGGGTCATTCCGCATTATTCGCCGCCAATCGGCAGGTTGTATTGCAGCTGCAATCTCGCTGGCCATGATTGTCCACAAAATGAGCCAACCCGTATCAATCCCACAAATCATGGCGGTATAGACACGCCCATTGTCCATTTTGCGCCCTATGTCGCTATTGGGTGGTATAGGGCTATTATCCCGCTATGGGGTTATTGTCGCGATTGCGTGTTGTGTCAGATGCGACTGTTGAAAATCCGCGCATAGCTGCTCAGTACGCGCCACCAGTAATGAATGGCAATTATTACGGATTTAATGATGGTTTCAGTTACCAAGATGTAACTATTGATCTTGCAAGTGCAATGAGTGTGCCAAGTGTTATGAAATGCAGAAATTTAATTTGCGGAATTATTGCAGGCATACCATTAGAGCTTTACAAAGAATCGACAGGTGAGGAATTAGGATCACCAGTTTGGTTAGAACAACCTGATGAACGCCAACCGCGCGCAGTAACAATGGCGTACACAATCCAAAGTTTAATTTTTAATTCCGTTGCTTATTGGGAAGTCACCGCAGTTTATTCCGATGATGGCAGACCTGCGCGTTTTGCATGGGTAGCAAATGAACGCGTAACTGCTCGTTACAATAAACGCAGCACCGAAATAATTGGTTACATGGTTGATGGTGCAGAAAGACCAATGAACGGCGTTTCAAGTTTAATCACATTTCAATCACTCAATCCGGCAGTCCTTGTTTCCGGTGCGCGCACAATTAGGGCTGCCCTTGATATTCAACGCGCAGCTGCTATTGCTGCGGCGACACCAATCGCAAGCGGGCATATAAAAAATTCCGGGGCAGATTTACCAGAACCAGTAGTGCAAGGATTATTAGCATCATGGAAAGCCGCAAGAAGTTCGCGCGCAACTGCGTATCTTACTAGCACACTTGATTTTATTCCTACATCGTTTTCACCAAAGGATATGATGTACACAGAGGCAATACAGGCACAAAGTACTGAAATTGCGCGTTTAATGAATGTGCCTGCCTACATGCTAAGCAGTGATGCCAATGCAAGCATGACATACCAAAACATCTTAGATGCTCGCAAAGAATTTTTTGCGTACACACTTGCGCCTTATGTTTGTGCAGTCGAGGATCGGCTAAGCATGAATGACATCACCGCCAATGGCAACATGGTGCGCTTTGCGGTAGATGAAACATTTTTAAGAGTAGATGCAACAACCAGACTTGCAACAATAGAAAAACTTTTATCGTTGCAATTGATTACGCTAGACCAAGCAAAAGAAATGGAAGATTTATCACCGAATGGAGATGCATCGTGAAATTGACATTTAGCAGCGCAATTGAGGCAGCCGATACCGAGCGCAGAATAATTGCGGGTGTGGTTGTACCCTTTGGCGAAATCGGCAACACATCGGTTGGGCCTGTTATGTTTGAGCGCGGGTCAATTGCGATACACGATACAGCTAAGGTGAAACTGCTATTGCAGCACCAGCCAAACGCAATACTTGGCCGCGCTCAATCCTTCAAAACAACGGATCAAGCAATTTATGGTTCATTCAAAATAAGTGCATCAAGTGCCGGGCAAGATGCCTTGGTTATGGCAAGCGAGGATTTAATTTCAGGTTTGTCAGTAGGTGTTGATGTTCAAAAGTCTGAACCTAAAGATGGCTACCTATTGGTAACTGCTGCAAAATTACAGGAAGTGTCATTAGTGGAAACCCCGGCATTTGAAAATGCGTTAGTAACTAGAGTTGCCGCAAGCGAAGGCGAAGCGGTAGATGTACCCAACCCAACAACAGAAACAGAAAGTGAGGCTATCGTGGAGAAAGAAACTCCCGCTGCCGTAACCCCCGAGGTGGAAACTGCTCCCGTAGTAGAAGCCTCACGCTCAATCATTTCGGCCTCTTATCAGGTCGGAGAATTACGCTCACCAATTAAAACTCAATCGCAATATCTTGAACACACAATCAAAGCCACAATGGGCAATGATGAGTCACGCGACTTTGTAAGAGCTGCCGATGGCCAAGCTCGTAAAATTCAGGCTGCCAATGATAGCTTTACAACTAACCCTGCATTTAGCCCAACAACATTTAGCCCAACCGTTATTGATACATCATTAATGATTCGGCCAACCATTGATGCACTTGGCGGTGCTCGCGCCCTCAGTGCTACCGGGATGACTATTTCACATCCTAAAATTACAACTAATGCAACAATTTCAACAGTGGCCGAAGGCGCATCAACAGCTGCTACGCAGATTGTTTCCAGTTATGTAAATGCAACTGTGGTCAAACTGGCCGGCACTCAGATTATGAGCACAGAGCTTTTAGATCGTTCTGGCCCATCTTTCTATTCAGCGATGTATGAAAACTGCTTGCGCGCTTATGCAAAAGCATCCGATGCTGCTGTTATTGCTGAAATTGTTAGCGGTGGAACATTATGCGCAACAACTGTGGCTGCAAGTGCAACAGGTGTGCAACAATTTGTTGGCGCAGCTGCACCAGCCGTATTTGCTGCAACTGGTGAATTGGCAAACGCTTACATTGCCGGAACTTCGCAATGGTCGCTACTTATCAATGCGCAAGATGGTTCAAACCGCCCAATCTACGCAGCTGCACAACCACAAAATACTGCTGGACAATCAGCACCTAATTCCATTCGTGGAAACATTTTAGGGTTGGATTTGTATGTCGATCCATACATGGTTGCAACAACAATTGATGATTCTGCATTTGTTGTTACACCATCTGCTATCTGCATTTATGAAAGCCCAACGCTGACCCTCTCGGTCAATGTCGTGGCTACTGGTGAAATCAGCGTTTTGCTTTATGGCTATTTTGCAACCAAAACTTTGGTTTCAGGTGGCTTACAACGCTTTAATTTGACCTGATAACTAACTAAATCGGCTTGCAGGGTACAGAGGCCCTGACCCTGCAAGTCCTAGTATTAAGGAGATGCCATGGCCGCAACCTATGTAACCGAAGCAGAATTGCGCGCCAATTTAGGCATTGGCACTTTATACACATCTGACATTGTAGAAACCTGCTGCCAAACAGCAGAGGATTTGATTAACCAATTTTTATGGTTTAACACTGCGCCTGTT